TCCAAACTTATCAGCATCTAAAGCCCCACCAATCTTCTTTTGAAGAGCTTGAATTGTGGTGGCTCCTTCCGATGCAGAAGTAGTAAGAGTTCCGCTTGGGATAGTATATGTTTTAGCATCTACAATAGTAGTACGAGCATGATCATAAACTGAAACTGCAAATCTAACACCTGAAGTTTGAGCATCAGCACTACCGATTGCAGACATACCAACATTTGCCCCAGTAAGAGGAGTATGAATTGCATTGACTGGAGGATATGGATTACTATGAGTACCACTTACCCACAGAGTTGGGCATCCACCAATTGGGACAGCAGCAGAAGCCTCGGTGGCTGTACTGGATGCACAGCGGATAAAGCGCATGGAGTTAGTAGATTCTAATATTTCAAGAGCACCTTCTAGTGCTTGGCCTTTAATACCCTCCGCAGGTTCTCCAAACGTATCAATTAATTGTTGGGGGCTAGTGATTAAAGTAGCTTTTTCATTATTTAACCCTGCAATTGGACCACGGGAAGCGAATCCCACTATTCCAACAACAGATGAATTAATAGTCGGTGGATAATCTGAGATGTCTTTCTCTATAACATATACACCTGGACTTACGAAATTTGGCATTTAAATTCTCCTTATGCGTTCCTAATAGAAATTAGACTTCTCTTTTGATACCTAATCACATATTCGTTGATGTATGAAGCTGGCACTTTAATGGACTGTTTGGGGGTCATATAAATTTCCTCGGTCCCATTTGGTGTGGTGAATGGAATACTCCAACTTTGCATACTTGTATTAGTGATTAGCTTCATATAATCTCTCTTATAATATGTACTATCTTTAGCTTTCTTTTTTACCATTTTTTTTAATAGATTGTGGTTTCTGAATTAAATTCTTCAATCTCCCCTGTTGAAGTAACCAAAAACTTAGGATTAGGAATATAGCATTCCAACTTAACTGTAAAAGTTCGTCTTAAAACCCGATCTTGCCTGTCATTTACCTCAACTGTAGACGTGTCAGCTTCATTATCAATATAAGCTTGGGCTACATTTGTGTAAGAATTTTTAACTACAAGATGAGGATTAAAGATTAACCTAATTTGTTCAATAAGTTGGTCTAAATTTCCTTTATATTTTGCCCAGATATTTATACCATATTCTATATCTACAGCACGGGGAGCAAGACTAATGATGCGAAAAGATCTTTTCTTTTCCTCACTCCAAAAAGATTCGTTAACGATGATAGGAGAATTCCTACGTCTAAGATCTGCATTAGCAGATGAGTTTTGATGAATAGATAGGATCGGAAGAATAATATTATTCTCTTGTTTCAACTTAGCAATAGTACGCTCAGGATGAGCGTGAACACAGGCTACCCTTATTATCTCGTTTTCTGAATTAATATATCCCAAACCTCCTAGTTTAGAAATCATAAAACGCAAAGACTCTTTATAAAAAAGAGGAATAGTATTTGTCAATTCCGTTCTCTCTATAATGCGTTTCCGCGCCCATTGACTAGGGAATTTTTGACTAGGAGTAGAGGGCATTTCCCCTGTACCCATACTCTCTAACATATTAGCTTTATAGGTCATCGTACTTCTCTTCTAATGTTTGAACAGTATGAAGTCTTCCTAAGGGAGGTGAAACTTCAGTAAGAGGCGTGTCCTGTACATCTGCTGAATCCCTGAGAAGTTTAGCAGAGCACACTAAATGATATACTCCATAAATTTCAAAACTATCTTCCTGAACTTCAAAAATTTCGTATCTCATATTTTGGAACCTAGGCTGAAGAACATCCCCTGGTTTTAAATGTCCCCTAACTCTCTGCTCCATATATGCTTTGTTAAAAATAAAAATTTGATCATTTGTCAGTTCAATACCAAACTGACCTAAGTTCTCTTCCAAAACCTTAGGCTCATAATGACCATAAACTAGAAGAGGCTCTTTCGCAATAGGTTTATTTCTAGCTTCCATGTAAACTTCATCATACTGAGTCTCCCCCTGAAGGTAGGGGTAGTATAAGATCTCTGACCCAGCAATCTTGATTAGCTCATCATCCACAATATTAAATAAATTAATATCAGGATTAGCAGGATCAAAAAAGTTGAATAGACCTGTAGACTCCTCTAACTCTGGAAGAGGGGGAGGAGTAACTCCTACTTTAAAGTTCTTTTTATTTACCACTTTAAATTTGTGCTCCAGCGACTGCTGCTAGTATAGCCAGGATAATGGTTACTGTTTGTGGGGTGAAAACTTCCCCCATCCATTTATCAAATCTACTCTTACCAGCATATTTATCTCTAGTTGCTTCCTTAATGGCTGCTAGTTCTTCTTTGTAATGCTTGGAATTAATCTCATCCATTTTATGATGATTAATTAAATCCTTGTAAGTCTGAGCTAATTCAACCTTTACATCTGTAATACCATCCTCTAGCTTACCAATCCTGTTATAAATATCTTGTTCCATTAGTATGTTGAGAAGCGAGGAGGTTCTTCGAACTCATCTAGAAGGCGTTTTAATAGTTTTTCTTTCTCCGCTTCACTTTCTTTAACTAAAGCGTCCCCATTAAGTTTCGCTCCACCTCCAGGTGAAGGCACAGTTTGATACTTGCCTCTGATCTGTCCTAAGGCTCCCTTAGCACATGCTAGTGCATATTGTTGAATCCAATTTCTATATGCTGGATGAAGAGTATCGGAATCTAAAGCTCTGTAAATAACAATAACCGCTTGATCACTAACCTGGGGCATAGGAACAATATGAAGATACTTATTATTGAGAACAGAAAAAGCTCCTTCTTGCCCTAAAATCTTACGAGTCATCTCCAGGTTTTGTTGAAGCAGATAAAAATCTCCCACTCCAAAATTTTGGAACAGATAATTGTCTTGGAAGTATTTAATAAAAAAGTCAAACTCTAGAGTACCAGCTTTTTGCTGAATAGATAAGAGAGTTTTCTTATATACTACATACTCTAAATTATTTAAAATGTATGAGGGTAGTTCGTAAGTATTCACACCCGCTGTAACCATAAATGTAGCGAACTGTGTAGCGAACAAGGGAGCATGGTTATACATAGTCCCTACAGCTTCATCTATGCACGTCTTAAGTTGATAGGGTGTGAGTTCTACCCGTACAACTGGATGACCTAAACGAGCGAGGATATAATCTTTTATGTTCTCATCAAAATAAGTAAACTCTACCCCGTCAGCTACGGTAGTATTATTAAGTTTCTCGTAGTTGATCTGACCAAGAGTATCCCCAGCCCCATCAGTTATTTTCTTCCCTGCATACGGGGTAAAACTATTTCCCCACGAAGCGAGGTCAGGTTTGATTGGCATAAGAAAGTTCCTCCACTAATATATAGATAAAAACAAAGAGCCAGGAAACTTAATTCCTGGCTCTTGTCTGTTTTAACTAGTATTAGTTACTAGGTAGTACCACCAGGATTATTATTTCCAGTAGCACTTTGAGCAGCTTTCTGTCCAGGCTGGAACAGGAAGTTAGCCGACGCACCAATCAATCGAATAATTCGATAGAATCGAGACGCTGGGGCAACTGCTGCCTTACCATACCTAGTCAGAATTCCCTTCCTGGGCTGGAAGGTCTGCGGATCAGTGATGGTGGGGAGTTGCTGAAGCGGGATGTAAGGACAGTAAACATATCCTGCATCCATCGGGCCAGCACCCTTGTAACCAATCATGATCTCATCCTCAGGATACATTGGATCCACGTACATATCGTACTTACCAGCAAACTTGCCCTTATACTCAATTGAGTTAGCAGTAATGTTGGTAGGAGCCATACCCTTGTCGTAGCCACCCTCTAGCTTCGCAGCAGACTCAAGCATAGAAGCAATCAGCGGCGAAGTGATAAGCCACGTACCTGGACCACGGAAAGTTGTCCTGTAGATATCATTCGATGCGAAGTTGATCGCTGCTAGGAGGTTAGCATATAGCATACCAACATGTTGTGGTGCCCAGGTGTTTGACATAAAGGTACCTGAGAGATCCACCAAGTAAACATTGCTGTTCGTGCCCGAAGGGTTGAATGCATTGTTGTTGGCGAAGTCATACAGATACTCCTGCGGAATGAACGACTCGATGTAGCCATCAGCAGCAA